TCTTCAAATCCAGGTATTACAGTTACTTCTCCACCTATTAATTCATAGTCTAAGACTTTGTTTAACGTCGTATAATGCGTTGTTAGTCTGTCTATGGTGTCAATATATACCTCGGTTTTGAACCATGGTTTAGAACCGTCGTGTAGTATTGTTGGGCAATATTCACACTCATAATTACATGGATTACCCATGTTCCATTGCACTCTTAATCGGTTATTTGTGTTTCTTGCGTGAGGACCTATAACAGATAGCAATTTAGCCATTTGTTAATCCACTTTTACATTTGAGTCAGATGATACTGAATGTCCGCATGTAGCAACTGTTCCGCTTTTTGCGACTTTTTTACCGTCTGCTTTTACAGTAGATGAGTAATTACTAGTTAATGTTGGGGCATTGTGAGGACTATCGCCATGACCGGCTACTTTATCGTTTTCTACAGATACGTTTTTGTTGTTTGCTTTTACTGTTGGAGCACCAGGACCTGTAATTACTCCTTGTGCGTTGTCTGTTTTTACTCTTGCTATACTAGGCATATTAGTATTTATCTATACTAATCTTCTTTGCCTTCTATGATATCTTGATAGTCTTTAGCACTTTGCTCTAAGGTGTCAACTACAGTTTGAACTTCACTGCGACTTACTACAACTTCTTCTGAAGAGCCTGTAAATATGTAAGGAATTAATGCAAGTTCGTCATCGTTTATTACAACAACTCTAGGCTCGCCTAAATTTAAATAGTCGTCTGTAATAGATAGTAAAGATGCAATAACTTCTACACCATTAGATAATTTGATTGATTTAACTTTTCCGAGATCGTCTTCTAAATTATACATGCTAGTATTTATGTGGGGATAAATTTTAGTGAATTATAAACTGAAACCTTTGAAGGTATCTTTTTCTACGTCTTGTTTAGTTCCGCCAATAACGTAAGAACTTATTTCAGTTTCTTGAGGAGCAACTTGAACACTACCTCCTGCAATCCATTGTTGAGTCCAAGGTAGGGGATTTGTGCCTGTGTTAAATATTTTTGCTTGTCTTACGGCATGCATTCTTTTACCTGCAATAAATTCTACATACTGTTTGAGTAGTTCTGCATTAAGTCCAATAATACTTCCGTCTTTGAACAAATAATCTGCCCATTCTTTTTCTTGCTCAACAGCATCTAAATACATCTGTGTGACTTCATCATATGTTTCTTTTTCTATTTTAGCAAAGTCTTTATCTTCTTGAGGGAGTAATTTAAGCATTTGCTGTGTGCTAGCCAAATGAACATTTTCATCTCTTGCAATTAGTTTTATAATTTTTGCATTGCCTTCCATTTTTTTAAGTTCTGCAAAGGCCCAACTACAAGCAAATGAAACATAAAAGCGGACACCTTCTAATATGTTTACACTCATCAAACAAAGCCATATTGCTTTTTTATGCTCATATTCATTATATGATTTGTATCCTTTGTTTCTCAGTTCATTGAACTCTATAAGTTCGTCATACTTCTCAGTAATACTGTCTGCACAATTTACAATTTCTTCCATATCTAACATTTCATCAAATACTTTACTTGGATCTGGATAAACATTTCTTATGATATGCGAATAACTTTTACTGTGAATAGTTTCACTAAATGCCCAAGTTTCTATCCATGCTTCTAATTCTGGTAGACTTACTATAGGCAAGAAAGCAAGATTAGGTGAACGACCTTGCACACTATCTAAAAGGATTTGTCTTTTAAGATTAGAAGTAAAAATGTGCTGTTCAAAGTCTGTAAGATTTTTAAAGTCTGTTGCATCTTTGAGAATATCAACTTCTTCTGGTCGCCAAAAAAAGCCTAACTGTTTGTCAGTTAGTTTTTCAAACTGTTTATATTTTATAATGTCAAAACGTTGCATACCCAAGCCGCCATTAATGTCTAAAAACATTTTTGCTTTAGTATGATCGGATTTATTTTTTACGTCTAATACACTCAATTTCTTCTTCAAATTTTACAACTCTCGCAGTCTTCGTCATCTACAATCTCTGTAGATACGAACATTGGTTGTTCTACTTCTTTTTTATTAATATCTATTTCGCCTTGTCCATCAAAGGTGTTGTTATAGTATAGTTGCTTACCACCATACTTATAAAACATTAGCACATCTTGGATAAGAACACTCATAGGAACTTTCTCGTCATCGTAGTGTTCCGGATTGTATGAAGTATTTACCGAAATACCTTGATCGATATACTTCTGTAATACCGCCATAATTTTTAAATATCCTTGCGGTGATTTTTGATCCCACAGCAAATCGTATTTGTTTTTTAATCTTGGATAACCAGGAACTACTTGTTTCAGCACACCATGTTTACTTTGCTTGATACTTACATAACTACGTGGTGGCTCAACTCCGTTCGTGCTGTTACTTATCTGAGCAGACGTTTCTGCTGGCATAATAGCCATCAAAGTGGAGTTTCTTATTCCTGTATCCGCTAATTGCTTACGCAATCCTTTCCAATCCTGTCTTTCTTTATGTTTCACTAATTCGTTTACATCTTCTTTAAATGTTTGGTTAGGAGTAATACCTTGCCCATATTTTGTTTCATCATTTCCTGGTATAGCACCTTTTTCTACAGCCAAATCTGCACTTGCTTTAATTAATCCGTAACTCCATGCTTCTGCCCATTCATCGATTAATTGTAAATTAGGTTCTTGATATGTGCTGTCGTTTTTGGCCATCCAATAAGCAAAGTTTATAATGCCTATGCCTAATGGTCTTCTTTTTATTGTGCTAAGTTCTGCCGCTAATACAGGATAACTTTGATAATCTAATAGTTCATCTAATGCTCTTACAGCCAAGTTGCATACTTTCTGCATATCATCTAAATCTTTTACTACACCCCAATTAACTGCTGATAATGTGCAAAGAGATATTTCACCTTCTGGGTCATCTATACTAGTTAATGGTTTAGTAGGCAAGTCAATTTCGCAACACAAATTACTTTGTTTGATAGGTGCAACTTCTTCTAAAAATGCTCCATGTGTGTTAGCATGATCTACATTCATTAAATAGATTCTACCTGTATCTTTTCTTTCTGTAACAAATGCACTAAACAGTTCTATTGCAGGAATACTTTTTTTCCTAATGCTAGTCATACGTTCTGCTTTCTCATACAGTTCTTGAAATTTATCTTGATCTGCAAAAAAGGCATCATATAAACCAGGAACATCATGAGGACTAAACAATGTAATGTTTGCTCCTTCAATAAGTCTTTCATACATTAACTTATTAAATTGCACACCATAGTCCATGTGTCTTACACGGTTGTCTTCAATACCTTTGTTGTTCTTTAATACCAGTAAGTCTTCAACTTCTAAGTGCCAAATAGGATAGTATAGTGTAGCGGCACCGCCTCTTACACCACCTTGGCTACAACTTTTTACTGCTGATTGAAATAATTTGTAGAAGGGAATAACACCTGTATGTGTAGCATCTCCGCTCCTAATAGGACTTCCTACTGCTCTTATACTGCCTGCACCAATTCCTATACCTGCTTTTTGCGAAACATATTTTACAACTGAACTTGTTGTTGCATTGATACTGTCTAAACTGTCATCAGTTTCAATTAACACACAACTACTAAATTGCCTTTGTGGTGTTCTAACACCAGCCATAATAGGAGTTGGTAAACTTAATTTAAATAAACTAATTGCATCATAATAATCTTTTACATACTTCATTCTAGTTTCAGCAGGATATTTTGCAAATAGTGTTGCTGATATCATCATGTAAGCAACTTGTGGTGTTTCAAATATTTCACCTGTTGCTCTATTCTGCACAAGGTATTTTCCTCGAAACTGTTCCATGGCCGCATAAGTTAATACTTCGTCACGTTCATGCTTTATGTATTCGTTAAGTTCATCTATTTCTGCTTTGGTATAAAGTTCGGTAAACTCTGCATCATAAAATCCAGCATCTATATTTTTTTGAATGATATCACATAAGCATGGTGGTGTAAATGTTTCATACACTTGCTTACGCAAATGATAGTTGATTAGTCTACCTGCTACATACTGATAGTTTGGTGTTTCTTCTGAGATAAGATCAGCCGCACTCTTAATTAGTGTTTCTTGAATATCTTCTGTTTGGATGGAGTCGAAGAATTGTATTTGACTGTTTATTTCAACTTGGCTAGCACTGACTCCTGTTATGTCTTCACAGGCATACATGACGACTTTGTGTAATTTGTCTATGTTTAAATCTTCTAGTCGTCCGTCTCTCTTTTTAACTTGCATGTGTGTAAAATCCGTATTTGTTCTATTTGTTTTAAAAAATATATTTACCTGAGTTTTATTGTAATATAAAAC